ATTAATTGTGGTGTGGAGGGAAGAGTTGGGTGGAGTGTTGCTGGTAACAAGCATGAACGACAAATCCCAATATGAAGCAACTAGGCTTCTGCAGGAATTTCAACAAAGCATGGTGTTCACAAAATAAAAAAACTCTTAACTAGAAAAGTAGTGTCTGCCGTCACTTTATCGGCAATTTTCATGTTGGCAGGACTGACGAGTCTGGTACTGTAATTAGCTCAGAACATACAGGGCAAAATGGATGTGTGACCCCTTAAAGGGCATCTCAACGTAGATTTGCTATGCGGCTCGGTCTTCCTGATAACTCTGTACCCACTCAATCACCTCAATAGCCTTCCAGCGAGGGTGCCCACGACCTGGACCTTTAGTTGGGAGGTAGATGCTTTGCGGGAAGCCTGGGATCTTGGTGATCTTCTCTGAGGCTGTACGGCGACTCATCTTGAGGTAGGCTGCGATCTCATCAGGCCCCCAGAGGTCGACGCTAATAGGGATCATTGGTCGTTCAGTAAGTCGTTCAATGACCTCTAGAATTGTTTGTTCAGTGTTCATTTCGTACTCCGTAATTTCATTGCTTCTAGCAATAGGTCTTGCACCTCTCGCTTACTCTCCCGGCGTGCCATCACAAGCTCATCAACCGTATTCCGGGCGATGATGTGATAGATATAGACAGGTCGGTTGTACCCAGATTGGGCTTGGCGAGTTGGTCCAATTCTCTCGATAATTTGTTGGAACTCTTCTAGGTTCCACCAGTGGCTGAAGAAGGCGATGATGTTGCCGCCATGCTGCAGGGATAGGCCATGGCCAGCACTCTGGGGGTGGCAGAATAGCAGCGGGATCTTTCCCTCGTTCCAGTCTCGGATTGTTTGAGGGTCTTTGTCGAGGTGACGCCCACTGGGGAATGCTTTTTTGAGGCGTACCAGGTCACTTTTGAAGTGATAGGCAACCATGACTGGCATTCCATTAGCCTCCTCAACAACGGACTTCAGCGCCTCAATTTTCTCATCATGGATGACCTCAAATTCATCACTGTCTTCTTCGGTATAGAGTGCGCCGCTGGCAATCTGTAGGCACTTCAGTGTTCGTCCTGCGGCATTGAATGCTTCAACCTCTCCGCTCTGTAGGGAGACAAACATATCGGTCTCCATCTCTTGGTAGAGGGACTTAGCCTTAGGTGGGAGATCAACCTTGATGGTATTAACGATTGGCTCATCCAGGTTGAACCACTCGGTTGGGTCGAATGATAGGGAGATGTCTCGTATCCGGTCTTCAATCTCCGTTTGGGAGAACTCCAGAGGAATGAGCCTTACTGCATGCGGGTCAGCGCCGACGCGCTCGGTACGGAACCAGCGGTCAGTGAAAGCGCCGAAGGTACGACCGAGGCGCTCACCGGCATCTACCATCCAGGTGATTGCCCAGGTATCGATAATTCCGTTGGCGCTGGGCGTACCGGTCATGCCGATGTATCGGTCCACACTTTTGTGAATATGCTTTGCCAGAGCCTTTGCTCTCTTGGTTCCTTTACCGAGGCGGAATCCTTTCAGCTTGCTGCACTCGTCGGCAACGACAGTCTTGAAGGGCCAGTTTGATCCGACCTCTTTATCGAGCCACGGGAGGTTTTCGTAGTTGATGCAGTAGATGTCGGCATCTTTCTGCAGCGCCGCCTTTCGCTGAGCAGGGGTTCCAGTGACCACAGAGACTCGTAAGTGGGAGAGGTGGGGCCACTTTTCAATTTCATCCGACCAGGTTGAGATGATGACGCGCAAAGGGCCAATCACCAATACGGGGAAGGGGGATTCAAAGAGTTTCAGCAGATCGATCGCAGTGAGCACAGAAACGGTTTTACCCATGCCCATTGGCACAAACAGGTTGCATCGTTTGTTCTGGAGGATGAAGTCTACGATCTGGTGCTGGTACTCACGCAGTTTTAGCATACTGACTCCCATCGTTGACTGCGTTGATGAGGTACTCAGATCGGGAGCGGCTGGTGCAGATGTAATCAATCTTACCGCTCTGACGCAGTGACCGGAGGACACGGTCGGCTGACCCTGGCGCGCAATTGTTTACACGGTTACTGACATGGCGTCGTAGATCATCCGCATGGAATGTTTCGCCTTCATGCGCTCGGCAGAAGCCGATGATTACTTTCCCGATACGGGCTTTGACGGAGGTTAGATGGTCATCATTACTCATGACAGTAGGGACTCCACTTTCTCAATTGAATCGATAATCTCAACGCGCTGCCCAACCCGGCGCATGCGCTCATGCTCACGGAGTTGATGGCGTTCAGCTTTTCCTTTGGGTCGCTTTAACTCAACCCAGATAGTTTGGTCAGGCATCATGACCAGACGATCAGGTGCGCCTCGTCGTCCGACCCAGCGTACTTTTCTGATCTCTCCGCCAAGCTGACGGACACGCTTAGCCAGGTATTGCTCGATCTCTTTCTCAAGCATCTGAATGGTCCCAATTGAAAGTGGTGGGAGCAGGGGAGGGAGCTGCGTTGCCTGCATCATGCCTCCACCTCTGCACCAATCTCGTCCAAAATAGATCGAGACTTTTCAATGTACCAATCGTATGAAATGTTATTTGGCAGCTCCTCAGGCAGATCCATCAGAGCCTGCGCCCCATCGGTCGTTGGGACTTTGTATCCGTTGACTTGGTAGGTGATGCATCCATCCACATCAGTGGTGTAATACCAGCGAATGGTTTTACCCAGATAGTCACCGTTCTGGTCGACTGCACCACCCTTAACGGTACGGGTGGTGAGGAACTGGGTGATGTCACGGCAGTTGTGGATCGTCTCCTCAATCGCATCACCTGATTGCAGATAACGTATAGCTGCGGTGGTAGAGATTGTTGCCACTGGGTTCTTCATCAGTGAGGCGCTTGAGTAGGCCCCTTTGAGCTTGAATCCATCATCTTTAAGGGCGACGTAATTATTCACGTCACGGCTGTAGAGGTGCTGATAGTAAGTCGCCTCGGTATCAAACTGAGTGCGCTCCTCCCACTCCCAGATGGTGAATTCCATCAACCCCTCTTTATCCCTTGGGCATTTGATAACGACCCCATCGGTGTTGGCACTGACCACGGGGATTCCCTCACCCTCAAGCATCTCAATCAGCATCAACAGTGAGAGTTGTCCAGTGAGTGTGGTCTGGATCAGGAGCTTTGGGGAGTAGAGTCGGGAGTAACGCGATCCAAACTTTCCAAAACTTCCGTTGATTGTAATTTTGAGGCTGTTTGCTGTGGTCGTGTCTCCGCTGCGCTTAGCCTCCAGCCGTCTATCGACAATGGAGCGGTAGACCTTGGTGAAGTGGTCACCCATCTGATAGGGTTTGAGTCCGCAGTTGAGAATGATTGCTGGGTAGTATGAAGCGACGTCACGGTCGACCAGGATGTGGTGCTCATCCGCGCTGTGGGAGACCTGTTTCTCTGAGCTGTGCAGTCCGCCTATTCCCATTCGGTAGGTTGACTCACCAATATTGATCATCAGGTTTTTGATCTCGTTGGGGAGCATGACACGCCCTGCGTTATTGATGTAAAAGGTGCTACTACAGACCGTGTTGAGGGTGCTCTGCATCATTTCAGATTCGAACTGAATAAACGCTGGAGGGTCGTACTGGAAGGTGACACCGGAGAGATCACCAGGTTTGTTTAGTCGACGCTTGAGGCTCTTTTCTACCTCCTGTGTGATCACGGCCTCTGCAATTTGTGCATCGGATTTTGAACGCAGGTCGAGGTCGTATTGCTCGGACATGCGCTCACGCAACTGTAACTGAGGGGTTAGTGCCTCATGAAGTAATGCAGTGGTTTTGAGGTCATTCTCACAGTACTGCTTCAGTGAACCTCGCTGGTCAGAGGAGATTGATTGGCCGGGTTCAATCGGAAGATCCTGCAGCTTAGGCGCATTGAGTCGGCTCCCATAGAGTTTCAGGGACCCCCTACCGGGTGCGACCTCCATCAAGTCGATGTGGTCGCAAGAAATTGGCTCAATACCTAAGTTCCAATAACGCAGATTGTTGAGGATGATCTTGTCACTGATGCGTTTAATGGTTTCGCAGTTGAGGCCCTGTAGTGCCAGGGTCACCAGCGGCAGATCGTAATTGGTGCCATTGAAGCTGATCAGGCGGGCACCACGCATGATGCCTTTAACCCGGCTGGTATCAAGCGGGTGATCAGCGAACATTTCGAAGTGCGCGATTTTTCCTGACTCCACATTCATAAAGGAGATCAGGAAATAGTCGCGGTAGACTTCAATATCAAAAACGAGAGTGGGTTTCATAATGATGTCCCCCAGGGCAAATGAGAAGCTGACCGTGGGGGGGAGAGTAATTACATCAAGCCCACTGCAGCGAGATCATCGTCCAGGGCACCAAACTCATCATTGGATGCCACAGTGGAGCCGCTGAATGGTTCACCATCTTTAACGAACTGCACGCCACGCAGGCTGGCATTGATTCGGCGGCCAAAGCCGTTGTCTTGCGCCCAAATGTCGATGCTCATATTGATGATCGCTCCAGCGTAGGGGCGGCCATCCAAAGCAGTCAGGTCAGAAGCGTCACGGTCGACCACTTTTACTGGAGAGCGGTTGCGAGCACTGACAAACATATTGCCAGAAAAACCTGCGGTTGATGCTTTTGTGTCGCCATCATGAAGTGCGAGGCGATCTTTTGCGATCAGCTCCTTCTTGATGTCATCCCACTTGTCCTTCCACTTATCACGTCCAACCTGTTCAATCGCCGCCTCGACGTCCTTCACAGATGGGTTGTCCTTACTCATGATGACTGTGGCTGAGTAAGAGGGGATACCTTCTCCATTGAAGGCTTTTGCTTGGAACAACTCTGGAAAGGCTAACTTCCCATCTTTAATCATGACTTGCATGGTAATTACCTCTTAGGTTACTTATAAAAATCTGGATATTTACGTTTGATCCGCATGACAGCTTGGTTGATTGCGCGCTCACGGCCATGCGGATCTTTGGCAGTGATCGGAGTTGATGCGGCCTCTCTGAGCAGGCGCTGGGCCTCAGCAGGGAGGGTCGTGTGGAATGGTTCTGAATCATCATCGCTCATACTGGTTTGAACTCAGGATTTGGCTTGTAGACCGGTGAGTTGTCATCTTCCGGTACAACTTTTGGTTTTCCAGGGGAGCGGTTAATCAGCGGTTGGAGACTGTTCCACTGACGAGGGCCAATCGCCCCTTGCTTGTGGAGATTCTCAATTTGGGTGGGGGAGAGGAGTGTCTGCTTAAAGATGTCAGAACCTTTCAGGCGCATCCCTTTGAGGCTCTTCATTGCAGCCTCTAAATCACTCCATGTACGAGGTCCCATACGCCCTGGCTTCAATCTAAGGCCAGGGATTTGATACCCCATGTTGAGTTGACGATGGATCTCACCTTTTACGGCATTTGCCCAGCTAATCATCAGATCGGTATTTTCAAAAGCCGATGCCAACTGCTCAGCGGTGGCCAGCTTAATGTCGCTGGAGGGTAGCGCCTCAAACTCATTCTGCATCTCCTGCATCAGAGCAGGGCATGCACCCTTGGCCTTGCAGAAGCGGCATTGAGTATCCCCTGGGATCAGCTTGTCTGAGGTGCGTGTACGATGGGCAGCACGTTTGATATCTGCCTCAAAATCACGCATCTGGTCCATGGAGAGTGTCTCCACGTCGTGATGGTTGAGTCTTGGCTGGTGGATGTGAAGCTGAATGGTGCTGATCTCATCGTGTAGATTGAGTTCATTGATTACACCAGCGGCATAGAGCATGAGCTGCTTGTTGTCCTTGGCATGAACGCGGACACCTTTGCCATATTTAAAATCGTGAACGCCGAGTTGGCTCCCCTTCTTAATCACAAGATCGGCAGTTCCATGAGACTTCTCTTCTACGACAGGGGTGAGGTCACAGGTCAGCTCGACGAAGACGTCGCCACCTTTTGCCCGATCACGCACATCGTCCAGATAGGTCTGTACATGAGTACACATCTCAGCATCAATATCGATGAGCTGGCCATCAGCTTCGATTCGAGTCCCTTCGAATGCCTGTGCATCGCGGTCAAGATTCAGACAGCGTTCAGCCAATTTATGAGCGACAGTCCCCTCGGTGGAGTAGGGGGAGGGGGTATCACGGAAATTGGACTCCATATCAGGTGCGCCAGGGCAGCGTGCCCATCTATGGGCGCTGGAGGGAGAAAGACGTGCGTGATCACCCATTACTCGACCTCTTCAAGCATGTCGTTGGCGGCAGAGACAACGTCTGCATACTGCCCTGGGTGGAGTTCTGGGATCTTGCTGACTCCGAACTTGGCCAGGAGATTCGCAGCTGAATCACGCCCGTTTGCTTTTGCGACAGAAAAGATCAAGGCTTTCACCTCATCTAAACCCACTTCGCCAGTGAGGCCGGTTGGAGCTGCTGTATCTGCTGCCTCGTCGTTACTGGCGGTGACGTTACTGGTATTGACCGTAGTAATAGCTGATTCGAGGCTCATCAGCGCGCTGGTGAGGCGTTCGTTGATGTCGATCATCCGTTGAATCTGTTCTTCAAGCATGCTCTGCTCCATTTTGTAGTAAACAAGATAATTGGTGTTTGTGTATTATATTGCCTGTTACAAACAATGCAATGCAAAAAATAAAATTGTTCTCAACAGAATGGTTGTGAGACAGGTAAAAGGAGTGGTTTCCAGGGTATGAAGAGGGTATGGCCGTAGGTTACGGGCATAAAAAAACGCCCCGTAGGGCGTTTGGTCGGTAGTGATGGAGTTATTTGGTGCGCTTATTTCTGATGTACTCTTGGATCCGCTGTTCACGTTCATGCTCTGCAATCTGTGCTTCTAGTGCATCCTCGGGTATATCGGGCATTTCAACATCATCCCAAGTGTGATCATTCTGCATGGCTTTAACAGCCTCTGCATACTCTTCGTCAGTAAGTTCAGTCGGACCGGCGTTATGCCAAAAATCTTCAAAAACACTCTGCCTTTCCCAGAAGGCTAGCTCCTCTGGGCTTAATCCAAGATCCTCTGCGTTGCTGGTAGCCTCCTTCTCCATCGCAGCCTCAAGTGCAGCTAGTTTTTCTGTAGCGATGTCCGTAGAGTATTCAAAAATCAGCTCTATACCGAGTGCGGTCGTATAATCAATGAGAGCAGTCTCAATCTCAGAGCGCTCTCTTTTTGCCTGAGCAGGCTCAGAGAGGGGGAGATTAGTCTGTTCCAGGCTTGCAACACTCTCTTTCGATGCTGCTACGACAACCAATGCAGGAGTGATCTCTCGCTTGAGCAGATTTGGTGCCGTTAATATGTGCAGCATTGCATGTTGGAATCTCTGCATCACATAGTTAATGGGTGCACCAATATATCTTTCAGGGATAACTACAACTTCAATTGCCAGGTGTTGGGTCACTAGATCATAGGCAATATGCTTTTCTCCGAAAGGGACTTTTACCTCTCGTTTAGATCCGCTGATCAGTTTGCTTGCGTGCTTGAGGAGTATATATCCAAGTTTATCCATCCCCTTCTGCTGTAGTTTACGGCGGCGCTTAAGAGCCTCCATTGCCGCAGCCCTGTCCATGGCTGTGGGGTTGCTGCTGTTTTTAGAGAAGCGTTCAACACGCTTGTATTTGTATTGACCGCCTTCGTAACCCAGCTTTTTGAAATGCTTGGCAAGAAGGGCCATATCACCCATTTTTCCGTTATTGAGTGATGTGACAATTTCAGAATCATCAGTGAAGATTTCACGGAGCTGACTCTCGCGTTCGCGGGTAATAGGGATGAACCCGCGTCTACGCCATGCGCTGATCGCTTGTTGACTAACATCGAGCTTCTCTGCCAGAGTTTCTTGAGTGAGGTCGTATCTCTCCATGTCTCGATTCAACATATTGCTCAGTTCTGAGTAAAAGACCTGGGCGAGTAGCGTCTCGATATGAGGAGGGATGATGCTTTCGAGCGTGAAAGTGCTTTTGCTCTTTATCTTCCGTACGGTTTCAAGGAGGTATTGATTAACCTCTTCGGTATTGGAGGTGACAGTGATCCGATTACCGTCCCGGTCTATGAATCGCACTCTATAGAGGTGACTGTATTCGCTGGTGCCGTGCTCATCGGGCGCACGTTCCCAGTCCAGTGCTCGCAGATTCCTATTGGATAGCGCGGTTGGGAGATTGACCTCTTCGAGTAAGTCTGATGCTTCAAAGCTCATAATTATTGTGTGTCACGGTGCTCTTTTGTCGCCAGCTGTGGCCTATAGTACTTATCTGAAACTTGAATAACAACCAATTTGTTTAGATAAAAAGTGTTGAAAACAACAAACGGGTATTGCTGACTATGTTGAGTGACAGTAGAATCTTGGTACTACCACTCGACTGTAAAATTAAATAGGTGTCAAAAATGCAGATCAGCACGAACCAATCAATCAACGACGCGATCGCCAAGGCAGGCGGGCAGAAGCAGCTCGCCATTGACCTCGGCGTCACCCAGCAATTCATCAGCGCCAGCGTGCAGAAGGGGTTTTTGCCCCCTGAGCGCGCTATGCAGGTGGAGCAGATGTACGGAATCCCGCGCAAAAAGATGGTGAATCCCAAGCTCGCCAAGCTGCTCGGAGACGCGGTGTGACAGATAAGTGGTGGAAGGATCCGGGTGTCGCTGGAGAGATCTTTGATACGAAGAAGGCGTTGGAGCAGCGCATTCGCGACATCAATAAAGCTGCCTCCCTGGATACACCGCTTGCAGCGGATGATCAGAATTTCCTGATTGCTGTGCTGCAGCACCACTATCAGTGGGTCGAGAAGCGTGGCGCTGGAATCAGTCACCTCGAAATTCGCCTCAATAGTGGCCATGGTTATAAGCCTACGCGGGGTATCTGGATCGTGCGTGCCGACGGCACTGCGGTAGATATCTCTTGGGTTGTGGCACTGAAGCCGGGTGGTGAGTGTTCCCCCAAGGAAAACGTACTTGCGGCAGCGCGTCGTGAGATTGAGTCCCAAATCGTGGAGTGTCGAAACAGTGAGGTAGGTCAGGATTGCCCAGTCTGTGGTGAGCCGTTAGTCGATGGTCTTCATGTAGACCACCGATCCCCGCGTACTTTCGACAAACTGTTTGGTGATTGGATGGCTGATCGCTCACATACCTTTGAGGCGATCGAGGTTGAGGATTTTGGTCTCTACGCACTGTTCGAGGATCGTGGTGTAGCTGAGGATTGGCAGAAGTACCATTGCGTAAACGCGGATCTGCGCTTGGTACATGCAGAAGAGAACCTGACGCGCATCGTTGATTTGTTTTAAAGGAGAGGACGGATGGACGGAACCGTCTACGGCGCAACCCAAGATGATTGGGCACAATTTGATCTACTACTAGGTCTCACAAACGATCTACTTCCCGTTGTCTCCAATCCTGGAGCGACGATCTCACCAACCTCAAGCCTCAAGAACCTTGGTAAGGTCCCATCGCTCTATAACAGTCAGAAGCAGGTTACTGGCATCAAGGGGTGGACCGACATCCAGGCGAATGGCTCATCGATTAACCACTGGGCTAATAACGCAGATTACGGTATCTGCCTGCAGACACGGGTTGTTCGTGCGCTTGATATTGATGTGCCCGATGAGGCGTTGTCAAAGAAGATCGCATCGGTGATTGAAGAAGAGGTCGGTGTATTACCACGGCGTTATCGCCCCAATACTGGGAAGCAGTTATTCACATTCATCCTCCAGGGGGAGTTTGCGAAGCGTCAGATTCCAGTTGGGGATGACATTATTGAGTTCCTGGCAAATGGGCAGCAGTTCATTGCGGTAGGGACACATCCCTGCGGCGACCGCTATGAGTGGGAGGGCGGTCTTCCACTGGAGATCCCTGAGCTGACTGAGGCGCAATTTGAATCACTCTGGAGTAAGTTAGTTGAGGTATTTGCAACAGGTGAAGTGATGACTGGATCAGCGACATCGCGTAAGCGTGAGCTGACAGTTGAGCGTGATGATCCTGTTGCCGATTTTCTCAAGGCAGAGGGTCTGGTGCTAGGGGAGCGCCGGGATCACTCCATTAACCTGAAATGTCCCTGGAGCGACGAGCACACCACGGGCGAGGATGGAGATGGCTCCACGGTATGGTTTCCTGCGGGCACCAACGGATATGAGGAGGGTCACTTTAAGTGCCTCCATGGTCACTGCACTCATCGTACTGACAGTGAGTTTTTTGATCAGATCGGTTACCAGCCTGATTATGCAGGTGACTTTAATCAGTTGGTGGTCACTCCAAATCAGCCGCCGCTGCTGCCCAGTTTTGAGCGTGATAAACAAGGCTACGTTATAACCAAAATCGGTAACGTCCATCGCGCAGTTGCTTGTGACCTGGTTGTCGATCGGAGAATCGGACTGGATCGATTCAAAGACGAGGTGATGACCGCTGATATTGGTACAGACGATTGGCGCCCATTTAATGATGCCGATTACACACGCCTGAGAATGGACCTTGAGGCAGGGATCAATGGCGTTCAGTTCCGTACTGTTGGTCGTGAGATGATGCGTGATGCTATTCAGGTTGCTGCTCAGGACAATGCGTTTGATTCGGCGATTCTCTGGATCGACACACTGGAGTGGGATGGTGTCAGCCGTGTTGAGTCTTTTATGTGTGACTACTTCGGAACTGACGACACCGAATATACGAGAGCGATGTCTCTCTACATCTGGAGCGCGTTGGCGGGCCGGGTGATTACCCCAGGGTGCAAGGTTGATATGGTCCCGATATTGGTTGGGGAGCAGGGGACCGGGAAGTCTACGGGGGTTTCCGCTATGTCTCCGGCGCCTGAGTTCTTTACTGAGATCAGCTTTCATGAAAAAGAGGAGGACCTTGCCAGGCGGATGCGAGGTCACCTGATTGCTGAGATTGGCGAGCTACGAGGGCTTCATACCAAGGAGCTGGAGTCGATCAAGGCGTTCATTACCCGCCCCTATGAGAGTTGGATCCCGAAGTATAGGGAGTATGCGACTCGCTATGCACGGCGCACGGTGTTTATTGGAACCACCAATCAGCAGCAGTTTCTGGCTGATGAGACCGGGAATCGTCGTTGGCTGCCCGTGGAGATAGGGCAGGTTGATGTCGCGTCGATTGAGCGCGATTGCCTCCAGCTTTGGGCTGAGGGCGCCGAGCGTTACCGCCAGTATGGGGTCGAGTTTAGTGAGGTTGAGCGACTCTCAAAAAGCGTTCATGCCAACCACATGATGAGTGATGCCTGGTGCGAACCGGTGCGTGAATGGCTGGATAAACCGGATGAGTTTTCAAACATTGCACCCAAAACGCTCCCATATCTCCTCGGACATGAGGTTTTGGAGAATGCGCTAAGAATCGAACAAAAATCAATCAATCGGTTGAGTGAGATGCGAATCGGTAAAGTTTTGCGTGAACTGGGGTATGACCGTAAGCGCAAACGCATTGATGGTGGGAAGCAGAAATGGGTGTTTGTGCCTACCGTTCCTACCGGAGGTGAGTGAGGTTGGGGACAGAAAATCCCTTTATTATCAATGCTTGTTCCTACCGTTCCTACTGTTCCTACCTAGTTAATATAAAAGTATTGGATAGGACTTAATAGGGGGCCATAAGGGTTTAATAGGAAAAAGGTAGGCACAGGTCGGAACGGTAGGCACACGGAAATTTGATGAAGATGATGACTCCACCCAGTTGGTTTAGATGTCAGGGTTGCACAACCCAGCAAGCACGCCCGTTGCTGCTACGTCGCTGGCAGAAGGTGGGGACCACTGGGCGCACCGCTAGGGGCAACGGGTGGCGAGTTGGTGAGAGTCACCATCGCGCACGGATATCGGATTATGACGTTGAGCTGATCCGCTGTCTGCATGAAGAGGGGATGAGTTGTGCGGAGATTGCTCGGAAGTTTGAGTGTGCGAGAACCACAGTCTCTTCCATCGTGAACTATCGCCATCGTGTTGAGAGTCCCGCTGGCAGCAACCTGGTCTTTGAGTAGCGACAGATAACTTGCTAGTGCGGTGCTACTTTGGCTGAATGGCAAAAGTAGGCAGACCAACCAAATACCGTAAAGAGATGGGACAGCGCGTCATTGAGATGATGCGTGAGGGCGCCAGTAAGCTGGAAGTGTGCGCTGATCTCGACATCAGCTATGACTCTTTCCTGCTCTACCAAGAGCGTCATCCAGAATTTTTCGAATCCGTAAAAAGAGGAGAGGATCTCTCCGAGGCGTGGTGGACACGGCTAGGGCGAGAGGGCGCAACGGGTGAGAACCAAGACGCTAATGCGACTTTCTTCATTTTCAATATGAAAAATCGCTTCGGCTGGTCGGACCGACGTGATGT